CCTCATCAGCGGGAGCGCGACCTTCCGCGTCGCGTAAGGCGACATGGCTGGGGTCAGCTCACAAGGCACGTCGTTCACGTTTGGTGCGTCGGCCTACACGATCACAAGCGTCACCGTCAACGGCGGCGCCGAACGGCAGCGGGTGTCGGCCCCGCACATGGGGCTGGGGCCGAACGACACAGAGCCGGTGTATTACCTGCACAAGTCTGTCGACTCGCTGCCGACGGTCGACATCGAGTTCATTGGGGCCGGCATACCGTCGGTCAATGCCGTCGCGGCTCTGGTTGTCTCAGGCAAGGTCGCGTTTTCAAGCACGGCCGCGACCTGCGTCACATCGCAGGTCACAGCCAGCGTCGGTGACATCGTCCGCGGCAGCGCGTCGTTTCGCGTCCAGGTGTAGCCATGCCGGGCATTCCGCAGAGCGCGACATTCACCTTCGGTGGAAGCTGGGGGTATGTGACCGGCATCTCCGTGGAGACGCCGACGGCCGAGGTCACGAACATGACCGACGCCTCGACTGCCAAGGGGCTTCTGGTCATGGTTCCGACGGGCGACTGGTCCGGCGGAACGATCAGCGTGGACTATCTGCATCACGGCACATTCGACGTCCAGGGGGTCGTCGGCAACGTGGGGCCGCTTGTGTTCACGTCATCAACGTATTCGGTTACCAGGAGGGCGATTTTGGTTTCGGCGTCTACGGAGGCTCGCGTCGGCGAGGTTGTCCGTGGGTCGCTGCGGTTTCAAGTGACTGATTATCAAGGGAGCTAGTGTTTCATGGCGACTGATCTTCGCAAACGGATTCTGGCGGCGAACGACATCAAGGTGGAGGCCGTCGAAATCCCCGAATGGGGCGGCACCTACTACATCAAGGTGATCAGCGGCACCGACCGCGACGCCTTCGAGGAGTCCTACGCCGAGCAGAAGATGAAGGCATTTCGCGTCCGGTTCATCCTGCTCTCCTTGTGCGACGAGGCCGGCGAGCGGATTTTCAAGGACGAGGATTCGGCGGAACTCGGCAAGAAATCGAGCGTCGTGATCAATCGCGTCTTCGACGCGGCCTGGAAGGTGAACGCCTTCACGAACGAGGCCGTGGAGGCGCTGGGAAAAGGCTAGCCGACAGGCCCGAGCGGAAGTTCTACCTCAAGTTAGCGCTCTCCCTTGGGATGTCGGTCAAGCGGTTGCTGCGGGAGGTTGATTCGGAAGAGATCGCGGAGTGGTACGCCTACGACCAGAGGCACCCGCTCCCGGACTCATGGGCACAGACCGCGAGAATCTGCCGCATCATCATGGCGGCCAGCGGGAACTACAAGAAGGGTGACGTGCCGGACGAGGCGGTCTTCATACCGACGGCCGTCAAGCCGGAACAGTCGCAGGCGCAGATTATCAACGAGCTGATGAAGTTGAACGCACCGCGTCAGGGATGACGACACGATGGCAAAAGCCTACCTCGGAAAAATCTCGGCGCTCGTCACTGCGAACACCAGTGACTTCAACAGCAAGATGAATGCCTCCGCGAAGGAGGTACGCAGTTTCGCGGCGTCGATGCAGTCCGCGTTGAATCGCGCTGAAACCAGCGCGACGTCATCGCTTCGGGGCATCTACACAGAAGCACAGAAGTTAGAGCGAGCGCTAAAGGCCGCCGGTTCGGTTCGGCTCTCGTTCAAGGGAGTAGAAACGGGGAGCCTTGACGACGCATCTCGGCGGTTGCAGCAACTCTTCTCCGTCACGCAGTCCATCACGAAGCCGCTCGAGGCTTCGTCGAAGGCTTTCGGCGGGCTGTCGGCAGAGGTTCAGGCGGGCTTTCTGCCGGCGCTGATCTCGGCACAAAAGGCCACGGAGTCGATTACGGCGACTATTAATAAGGTCGGCTCCGTCGGCGAGGCGCAGTTTGCGGCCGTTGAGCGAAAGGTCATAGAGACAACAGCGGCAATCTCGCGACTCCGTGAGGCTAGCTCCGCTGTCGGTAGCCTTGCGACCGGCCAGGAGTTGCGGTTTCAGCGGCCAGACTTTGTCGCCGAGACGCAGAGGTCGGCGGCACTTCAGAGCCAGATCAGCCAACTGTCTCCGCAGCAAATCAGCGGAGGCGGATTCGCCGACCTTGTGTCGCAGCAGCGTGCAGCGGCCGTCGAGACGGAGCGGCTTGCGGCAGCGCTAGAGCGGGCGAAACTTGCAAGAAACGGCGACGTGGCCGGCGCGACTAGGGCATACGAACAGCAAATTGCCCTTCAGCGTCAGTTGAATGATCAGATTGAGCGTGAAGTTGATTTGACGAGGAGGGCCGGCGAGGCAACTAGCCTGGGCGGCCAGCGATCAGATGTGTCTGCGAGGCTTCAAGCGGCGAGGGCAGCGCAAGAAGAGGCGGCGTTCAGGGAGCGGTCTGCGGAGGCCACAGAAAAACAGGTCGCAGCATCAAATAGACTTCTGGCGCAAGAGATAAGGCGGCGCGAAGTCCTTGGTCAGCAGCAGCAGGCATTCGGCGCCGGCGTCGACACAAACATCAGGGCGCAGGCGGGGAATATTTTTGGCGGCCCACGGCTCGAGGCAAAAACACTTCTTGCCGAAACGGAGAGGCTAGCAGCCGCGTTCAACTCGCTTGACGCAGAGACGAGATCACTCCTTCAGCCACTTGCAAACAGGCTAAATGACGCATATCAGGCTGCACTGAAGGGCAGCATCGGAGTAGGTGCCTTCGCCGACAGGATCGCACTGCTGCGAAAGGAGCTTGAGCTTGTAGATAGCGCTGGCTTGAGCACTCGCCTTGGCGGCGAAAGCACCGACATCTCGGCTTTTTTGGCTGCCACGAAGGCCGCGCAAGAGGAGGCTCTGTTTCGCGAGCAGGCCGCAAGGGCCGCGCAAGAGGAGGCTCTGTTTACAGAGAGGGCGGCAGAGCAGGCCGAGAGGGTTGCCAAGGCAGCCGCAAGCGCAAGGGCTGTCCGCGACAACTTCGGTGCAGGCATCGACCTCGGCCCACAACAGGCTCCAGAGCAGCTTTTCGGCCGCCGCCAGCGGACGCGCGACTCCGAACTGGGCCGCACAAGAGAGCTGGAGCGTCAGTTTCAAGCACTCCCCGATGACGTTCAGGCGAGCCTGGCCGCCGAAGCAAAGGCGCTGAACAACATCGCGACGTCGGCGAAGGCTGGCGCGGCTGGCGTTGAGACGCTGGCGACCGCGAATGATCGGATGGCGTCGGCGATCGGCAAGGCGAACGCCTCGCTTGATCAGCAGAACTCCCGAGCGAAACTTCTGGATGACTTCAAGCGACGTTTCGCGGACTTCGATGAAGTCTTGCAGACCAGGGCAATCTCGGCTTTCTACGCCGAGTTGACGGTGATGGAAAACGCGGTCGCTAGCCTGTCGCAGGAGATGCGAGGCCCAGCGCTGGCCGCCATGACGGCCTACCGGGATGCCGTCCAGGCCGCGCTCGCGGAGGGTGGCGAAAACAACCCAGCCGTCCAGGGAAGACTAGAGGCGATCAAGAAGGAGTTCATTGCCGCCGCGAAGCAGGCTGGCATGAGCGGCGCTCAGATCGGAGCCGCACTCAAGCGAGCGGGCGACGTAGGCCGCGGCGGCGTCGACAAGTTTTCGCTCGCCTTGAATCAGGCGGCGTTCGCGATCGACGACTTCTTCTCGTCGACTGGTGGGTTGGAGTTCAAACTTCGCGCTATCAGCAACAACGTCACGCAGTTGGCGTTCATCATTGGCGAGACAAAGGGGCTATTCATTGGCCTCGGGGCGGTGCTGGCTGGTCAAGCGGCCGTCGCCATCCTCAAGTGGGTCAACGGAGGCCGAACGGCAGAAGATCAGACGAAGGCACTCAACGAAGCCCTCGCTCGCCAAAAGAGCCTCGTCGAAGACCTGGCTCAAGCGTTCCGATCACTCGGCGATTCACTGACTCGCGACGCATTCTCTCCGGCTGCTCGCGAGGCAAATGAGTTCCGCAATGAACTCAACGAGATAATCAAAAAGCAAAAGGAACTTCGGGAAGCCCGCGTCGCAGACGCCGACCCAACGGTGCAGAGGGAACGTGCAAACCAAAACGTAATCAATCGTCGCCTAGAGTCGGAGGAAAACCCAGGCAGGCGAGTGGCACTCCAGCGGCAGCTTGAGGAATCACGGGTACGGGAACGAGAGGCCGCCAGGGCGGCGAACGCCGGCAACGCAACGCGGGATGATGTTCGCAGGTCGCTTGAAAGAGCGCAGGCGAGCGTCGGAGTTGCGCAGCTGCCGGCCGCCACTGATGCCGGGTCTGCGGCTAGGCGAGAAATTGAGGCAGCCAGGATTAGGCGACAAGCGGCGGCAGACGCAGAGCGAGCGTCGGCTGGGACCGAGGCCCAGCAGCGGGCCGCGGTGGACGCAGAAATTAGGCGACTGACGCCGATCGCCGCAAACGGAGACGCGCTTGGTTTTGGTTCGTCAGCCGCTGCCGCGAACGCAATTACGGAGCTGAACCAAGTCCTGGCAAAGCTCGACGCAAACGGCATCGCTAGGGCGAACAACGCTTTGGTCGTGTCCGTCCTTGAAGGCGCGAAGAAAGTCTCTGACGCCCTCTCTGCGGCCCAGAGTTCCATCGCAAACGCCGACTTCGGCCCTAGCCGCATCGGCGCACAGGCAGACGCCGCAGCAAGGCAGCTAGAGTCGCTCGCCAAGCAACTCGAGACGGCCACCGACGAGAAGACGATTCAAGCCCTCAGGGCACAGCAGCAGGCTCTACTTCAAGTCTCGTCGGCACTGCGATCCGCCGCCTCCAGCGTCGAGCGTTTCGCCGCCGTCATCGACCGCGTTGCAAAGCAGCTCTCCGACACGGTGCTCCAGGAGGTCGAAGGCCGTGCGAACCAGGCTCGCCGCGAAGCCAACGCGGCCCGCGGGGCCGTCGATGCCGGTGTCTCCAACGTGCCGGCATTCAATCGCCCTCGCGTCGCCGCCGATCAAAGAAGGCGGCAAGACGAGGCAAACGCCGACCGCCGCCGCGCCGAGGCCGACGTCCAGAGGGCGCAGGCTGGGCAGCAAGAGTTTGAGCAACGCCGCAGGCGTTCAGTCCGGCAGTTTGAGGCTCGCGCCGCGGGGGGCACGTTGGGGCAAGAGGCCCAAGGTCTTGTTCGCCAGCGTGACCAAGCCCAAGCCGTGCTTGATAGCGGCACAGCGTCGATCCAAGAGCAGCAGCAGGCCGCAGAGACGCTGGCGCGCGTCAACGCGAGGCTCGAGCAACTGTTCCAAAACTCGACTCTCGGCGTCGCGCTGGCGGAATTTGCGGACGGACTAGATGCGGCATCGCAGGCTGCGGCAGAGCTAGACCGCCAGATTCGAGAACAGCGTGCATCGGCTGATCGTGGACGCGAACTGACTCTGACTCCCGGCGAGCGTGCCGCAGAGGAACTGAACCAGCAAATCGCCGACATCCGCGAGTACGCGACCCGCGCCGCCGAAGAAAGCAGCGGCCTCCCCGAAGACGTCGCAAAGATTCGCAACCGCATGAACGAAGCCATCGGCCGCGCCGAAGAAGACATGATGCGGCAGGTCGCCCCCACGATCATGGGCATGGCCGACGCCGCCCAGAACGCAGTCCTCCAAGGCCCGTCGCGGGCCGCCCTCAACGCCTCCGACGTTACGACGACGCAGGGCCAGCAAGAACTCAACCGCCTCCTGCGGGGCGACGATCCGGCCCGCGACGTCGATATGGTCGCCCTCCAGAGAGAGGCAAATAGGTTGCTTGAAATCATCGCCAAAAAGGACACCCCAGTAGCCAACTAAGGAACAGCCCCTATGCCAGACATCTCCTACAACGTCGCCCTCAAGTTAGACAAGGACTACCTCAACAACAGCGTCAGCGTCGTCAACGTGACGGCGACCATGAGCGAGGTCGGCATGAACAGCATGACGCTCGCCCTTTCGACGAATCCAATCAGTATTTCGACAGCGAACCTGACCCGCGTCGGGCTGGCGTTCATTCGGAACCTGTCCACCGCGACCGCCGCGACCGCGACGATCGGCATCTCCGAAGGCGGCTCGTTCGTCGGTTTCTGCACGATGCGGGCCGGCGAGCCGGCGATCTTTCGGATGAGCGGCGGCAAGGACTACCAGGCCATCGGCGCGGCCGGCACCCGCCTCCGCGTCGACATTACGGAGGGCTGATAGATGCCCAAGTTGGTCAGCGAACTCGCGCAGGGCAATGCCTTCAGCCGCTCGGCTGAAGGCGGGCAGCTTGCCGACACCGCCACGCGGGTATTCAAGATCATCCTTAACTCGCCGAACGAGTCGATCGACATTATGTCGGCCGTCGGCGTTCAAATCGGCGACCCCTACAGTTCGTCGAACCCGATCCCCTGCGTGAGCGTCGAGGGTCGGGCCGACGGCGAGAGCCGGTTGGTGAGGATCGTCACGGCTCAGTATCGCACGTCCGCGATGGTCGACGGCGAGGGGGGCACGGGTATGCCCGACCCGATGCTCGTCATGCCTGACGTCAGGCCGGCGAACTTTTCGACGAGCACGAGCCTCTATGAGGCGCCGGCTTACTACTTCAAGAAGATTGGGCGCGACGTAGCCTTCAAGCCCGCCTGCAACGCACTCGGCGATATGATGGACGGCATCACGCAGATGCTCCCGATCACAACGATCCGCGTGACGCAGTTCAATTTCTTTCCTGGGACTGTTTTTTCCGGGGAATGCGGAAAGATAAACATCGAGACTATGAACCTCGGATCGTACCTGACCTGCAAGCCAAACACCGTTCTGTTTCGAGGTGTTGAGGCCGCGCCGCACGTCGAGACATTCGGGATTACGACATATCGCGGCTTTATGAATTCGTATGAGTTTGCGTACCGGCCAAACAAAGTTGAGATACCAGACTACCCGGCAGACGATTTCGGCTGGGATACAGTAATCCCTCACACGGGATACAACGTCAAGACGTTCACGCCGTCAAGCACGAACGACCGGGAAGTGTTCGCCCAGCCCCTCAAGCACCAGGGCGGCAAGGTGGTAGTCCCGTTCGCGTTGATGGATGGCATATCAGCAAACGCCAAGGTGCGTGCAATGGTTCCAGTCCACGACCCGGAAGACGGCGGCGTTCGCCAGTCACCGTCGGCCCAGCCGGTGGCCCTCAATGACGATGGCACGCCCCGGTCGCCAAACTCAGACCCGCCAGTGAAACTCTGGCGGGTTCAGGTTCAGGAACGAACAAACCTCACCCAACTCCTCCAGCTCCGTCTCTCCTAACAAATGGCACGCGGCTTCCTCATCAGCGACGGCCTTCGCCAGGACATCAAGCGCACGATCGCGCGCGTTGATGGGATGCCCGACGGGCCGGGGGCGACGAAGATACCGACGAGGTTTGAGACGATCCAGCAGTCGGCGCCGCAGCCCATCCGGCTCGCCGCCTACCCCAGAACCGTGTCTTGGAATCAAGGCAGCACCGCGCAAGTGTCGTTTTACACGCACACCGGCACCGCCTACGGCCTTGTCTCGACCGCTGCCGACGGGACGGCGACGGCCCTGAACGTGTGCGGCGACTTCATCACGCTCCCCAACGGCGATCCGTCGGAGAAGGTAGGCCCGACACCGACGATGACTTGGTGCATCGTCTCGAAGAGTCGCGGCGGCGCGAACGTCGCGGTCGAAGGGCCGCAGGCGGATACGACGCTGGCCGCGTACCGTGTTTCAGACGGCGAGTGGCAGAAGGGGGAGCGCAGGGAGATCGGTTTCTACGCCGTCGTCAGCGGCCAGATCGTCGCCACGGGCAAGACGGCGACCGCTGGCAACGTCAGCCAGACGTACTACCCGCTCTCCACGGCCACGCAGGGCACTGCGTCCGGGCCGACACCGACAATGGCGTGGTGCGTCGTCTCCAAGAACGTAGACGGGAATTTGATCGTCGCGGAGGCAGAGAACGCGCCGCTGACGCGGCTGGGGACCACTCGCCCAGATGACTGGAATCGCGGGTCGCTGCGGCTGGTTCGCGGCACGTCAAGCACGCACGAATACGAGGTCTACAGCGTATTTGACAACTATTCGACGCTTGATTTGCCGCACGGCGTCGTGTTTACGAAGACAATTTCGCCAGCCGGCGACGGCCAGACGGCGAACGTCGTCATTGGGCCGCCACCCGTGCCGCTGCACGCGGCGAAGTATGAAAACGGCGACGACTGGCAGCGAGACCAAGAGAAACTCGTCACTGTTCTCCCGTCGGCCGGCATCACGCAAAGCAGGCAGATCGTCGCCGTCAACAAGCACTTCGATGTCATCGAGGCCAGCGACAAGCCGCTCGCCATCGGCAAGATCGGGACGGCGTATCACGTTATTGCCGGCCCCGTGGCGAGCACGATCAAGGCTGGCGTCAGGACAGAGTTCGGCGACAAGGATACGCCGTGGCAGCGTGGGTCAACGTGGTTCGTCGACCCCACTGGGCAAGATCAGCCAGTTGAGGTGAAGAGCGTCTTCGACACCTACTCACACCTTGACCTTCACAGCGGTGTCGCCTTCGCGAAGGTGAAAGACCCGGACGACTCAGAATCGACTGCCAACATTGTGATCTCCCCGGCTCCGATCCCGATGCACGTTGCCGAAACCGAGGAGACTGGAACGTGGGAGCAGGACGAACAGAAGACGCTCACCGTTCAGCCAGCTGACGGTCGCCAGGCGGCGGCGGACGTCTATGTGACGAACAAGTTCTTTGAGGAGATCGAGCTGGAGGGCCAGCCGATCGCAATCGGGAAGTTCAACGACCAGTTCTTCGCGCTGACGGGCGGCAGCGGCTCCAAGGTCTATACCGGCACACTGGCGACGCCGATCTCGTCGGGCATACCATTGCAACCCGGAGATGTCTGCTACGTCACACCCGCCGGGGGCGGCCCCGCGGTTGAAGTCAAGAGTGTCTTCGACGCTTACACCGTCCTCGACCTACCCAACGGCCTTGCATACGCCAAGGCGAAAGACCCAGACAATGTCGAGCAGACGGTGAACATCGTCATCTCGCCGGCGCCGATCCCGATGCACGCGGCGACGACCGATGACACAAGTGAGTGGGAGAGGGACGCCGAGAGGCTGATGACCGTCCAGCCCTACGGCGGCCGGCAGAACGAAGAGTTTGTCACCGTCACGAACAAGTTCTTTGACAGCATCGTAGTCGACGAGAACCCGCTCGCGATCGGGAAGTTCGGCGACCAGTTCTTTGCTTTGACTGGCGGCAGCTCTTCGGGCGTAAAGCTGGCGGATCGCACCGGCACGAGCCGGTGGGAGAAGTCTTCGCAGCAAGGCATTCGATTTCAGGGAACCACGACCGAGGTGCAGGCGTACAATTTCGTCGGCCACTACGAATCGTTCGACGGGCGCGGCACAGGCGGCGCTCCTGGCGTGGCCGTCGTCAAGGGCAAAGAGCTTGGCGCAGCAGAGGGCACGGCGTGGTACGTCATCTCGCCGCCGCCCATCACGTTCAGGACTGGGACGTTCACTGGCCGGTGGACGAAGGGGCAGACGAAGGACATCACGCTGACTTCGTCGCCGACCGGAACTATCAGCGTCATCAATAACTTCGGAGCCGTCGGGACAACAGCGAGTGGATCGCGAAACTGCGCGATGTCGAAGGAAGGCAGCGAGTGGTATTTGATTGCAGCGGAGTGCAGCTAGATGTTCTTTGGAATAGATTGCAGCGCGTGTTGCGACTGTCGAAAACACATTAGGACTTATTCATACACCAACGCGCTCGACCCCAGCGGCACCCCCGGTTTAGTTGACAGCGAGCCGAGGGGGAAATATTTTGGAGATTGCCCTAATACTGGATACTGCGAGCCGCTCCCGTTTGGTGTCACGCAGCAGCCGCCGAACAGGTCGTGCTGCGACGGCACAATCGACGGCTACATCCGCAGCAACGACTTTTTGCCTTTTTGCAGGGACAAAACGCCGGTAGCCACAGTGTTCGCGGGGAGCAGGATTGATGACTACGGCGAAATCGCCGGCGTAAAAACAGCCGAAACGTGCGGCGTCCTGAATGTCATCGCGACCACGTTCACCACTACGCCAGAGATTGTTACGGCCGATAACGGCGCGATCTATCTCAAAATCCCAGTCAGGGTCACGAATAGCCCGAAAATGTGCGGGCCTTATGGACTGGCAGGCGTAACCGTTGAGTGGGGGTTTCTTGACTGAGTTCACATCATCTGCTGACTGCGCGAACCGTACCGCGTGCGGGGCTTGCCGAATGAGCCCTGAGTTTCGTCAAATCGTAGGCGCGCCAAACGAGTGCCCGTTTGGTATTACAGCGCAAACCCTCCCGAACCCGCGAGCTGCGGTCGGCCACGGCCCCGGTGCCGAACTCAAGTCGCTGCTCGCTGGCTGGCCGTTCTACATCACGGCGTCGCCGGACTGCTCATGCAACTTCATGGCCGGAAAGATGGACGTGATGGGCTGCGAATGGTGCGAGTCTCCGGGCGGGCTCGCCGAGATTCTAGCCGCGATGAGAGAGAACGCTGAGAAGCGCGGCATTCCGTTCATTGACGCCGTCGGCCGGATGCTCGTAAAGCGGGCCATTCACAACGCCAGAAAGGCTACAATACGATAATATGGCTACCTTCACCCAGCTCCCCGGCACGCTAGACATTACCTTCGTCCAGGGGGATGAGGTCGCCATTGCCTTGGACTTCGACCGCGACCTTACGGGGTTTCAGGTCACGGCTCCTATCTACGTCACGGCGGTGTTCGCCTCTGGCGGCGGCGGGTCTTCGTTTGTTGAGACTGTCGGCGCGACCGCCGCGACGTTCGCCATCAGCTACACAAATCGTGCCGCTGGGCAGATTCTTCTCGGGCTTTCTGAGATTCAGACTGGGCAGCTATCCCCCGGCATCTCCTACCGCTGGTACATGCGGTGGGTTGACCCCGGCCTCGTGACCCGAACCGTTCTCTCCGGCACCGTGACGGTGACGAACCCATGAGCATCAACGTCACGGTCGTTGGTGCCACGGGCATCTCAACGGTCATCACGAATAACGACACCGTTGACGTCGCCTTCGGCACGGCATTTCAGGCCCAAGTGCCGAGCCTCCTGGTCGAGGCCGGCGCGAACATCACCGTCACGACGACGAGTGGGTCGTTCACGATCATCGGCCGCGACGTGCCGGTGCAGTCGGTGCAGGGCCGAACGGGCAACGTCATCGTCACGAGGGCGGAACTTGACGCGGCAGCGTCCTCGCACACGCACAATGCGACCGACATTGTCGGGCTCGCCCCCTCCGGCGTTGCCAGCATCAACGGCCGCACAGGGACGGTTTCGCTCACCGCGTCAGACTTGACGGCGGCTGCTTTTTCGCACACGCACTCAACGGCACAGATCACAGGATACGCCGCCCCGACGGTTCTCTCGGTCAACGGACGCACTGGGACAGTGGCTCTGACCGCCGCCGACCTGACTGCCGCCGAGTTGACGCACACGCATCTGGCGGCAAGCATCACGGACTTCGCAACGCAGGCTGCCAAGTATGGCCCTGTGTCGACCGTCAACGGGCGAACCGGGACTGTTGTCCTGACTTCAACGGAACTGTCATGCGCCGCTGCCGTTCACACGCACGCCGCAAGTTTCATCACCGACTTTGCGACTGAGGCGGCAAAGTACGGGCCTGTTTCTAGCGTGAATGGTCGCACCGGAAGCGTTGTAATCACTCGATCAGAAATAACCGCTGCGCCAGCCGTCCACACTCATCTCGCCTCCGACATATCAAACCTCACCAGCGTCGCCAACGTCGTGAGCGTGCAAGGCCGCACGGGCGCGGTGACGCTCACCCGCGCCGACCTGACGGCAGCAGCCTCGACGCACACGCACCTCGCCGCAGACATATCAAACCTCACCAGCGTCGCCAACGTCGTGAGCGTCCAGGGTCGCACGGGCGTCGTCTCGCTGACAACCGCAGACGTATCCGCCGCGTCGGCGACCCACGCCCACAACTACGTTCAAGCCTTGAACGAACAGACCGGCAGCTTGTCGATTGTCGCTGGCAGCAACGTCACCGTGACTACGGCAGCCGGAAGCATCACGATCGCGTCGGGCGGCGGCGGCGGTATCGGAAACGTCACGAGCGTGGCCGGCAGGACTGGCACAGTCGTGCTGACTGTCTCCGACATCGGCAACATCACAAGCGTCGCGAACGTCGTGAGTGTCGCCGGCAGGACTGGCGCCGTAACCATCGGCGTCTCCGACGTGACGAACTTTACGAGCGTCGCCAACGTCGTGAGTGTCGCTGGCCGCACTGGCGCCGTAATTCTCGGTGTCTCCGACGTCACGAACCTAACCAGCGTCGCCAACGTCGTGAGTGTCAACGGCCGCACGGGCGTCGTCAGCATCGCTGCCTCCGACGTCACGGCGGCCCCGAGCACCCACACGCACGACTACGTTCAGTCGCTCAACGGCTTGACTGGCACGCCGTCAATTGTCGCCGGCAGCAACGTCACGGTCACGACGGCAGCCAATAGCATCACGATAGCTTCTGGCGGCGGCGTCTCCAGCGTCAACGGCCAAGCCGGGGCCGTGTCGCTTGTAGCGGGCAGCAACGTCTCGCTGTCGACCGCGGCCGGCTCGATCACCATCGGCGCGTTGACGGCCCAGAGCTTGATTATCGGCACCGTCACGGGCGGAACGGCGGCCGCTGCGTCGATCACTGGCTCGCCGCCAGCGCTCAATCTGACACTGCCCACTGGCCCGACTGGCCCTGCGGGCGGCATTGGCCTCATCATCGCTCTAGGGTAACAAAATGGCAAATCCAAACATCGCCACCGCAGCCACGGTTCTCGCGAACAACGCCCAAGTCTCGCTCACTGGCACCACTGCCACTCTGCTTGTGAGCAACGCGGCGTCCAGTAACAAGATATTTTTGATCGACTCAATCATTGTGGCGAACGTGGACGGCGCGAACGCCTGCGACGTGACGGTGACGCGATTTCAGTCCGCGACAAACACAGGCACGGCGTTTCCGATTGCATCGACAATCTCTGTGCCAGCCGACGCGACGCTGATCGTCGTGGGCAAAGACAACCCGATCAACTTGACAGAAAACGAATCTATTTACGTCACGGCAAGCGCGGCCAATGATCTGGTCGTCGACTGCAACTGGAAAGAGTTGTCGTGAGCCGGCAGCCTGGCGGATACATCGGGTTTCGTGCATTGCCGACATCGTCGGCGGCGCCTGGGGTATGGACTATTCGCGAGCATGAGATTTTCAAAAAGGCCGGACTGTGGCCCGGTCTTTTGCAAGAGGTAGAGTTTTTGGTTGTTGGCGGCGGCGGCGGCGGCGGTGGTGGATCCGGCGGCGGTGGCGGCGCCGGAGGTTTCTTGTCGGGCGTCGCCAATGTGTCGAGAGGTGTTTCGCTGGCCGTGGCCGTTGGGTCTGGTGGCGCCGGCGGAACGTCTGCTGGACGCGGTTCTTCTGGCAACGGCAGCACGTTTAACGAGACCAGCGCAACCGGAGGCGGTGGCGGCGGCGGACAGCCTACGGTAGCGAATGGCCTCGGAGGCGGCTCGGGTGGCGGCGGTGGTGGCGGAAACGGCGGCGCCTCAGCGACAGGGGGCACCGGTACATCCGGCCAAGGCAATTCCGGCGGAACCGCATCGTTGTCGGCAACTGTGTACGGCTCGGGCGGAGGCGGAGGCGCATCGTCTGCCGGAGGCAATGGCTCCGGTTCCGCCAATGGAGCCGGCGGCGCAGGTACTTCGAGCTCAGTAACCGGAACGGCTACGACATACGCTGGCGGCGGCGGCGGCGGCGCTTACAGCAACTCCACCCCAGGCATCGGAGGCGGTGGAGGCGGCGGGGCTGGCAACCAAAGCGGCAGCCCTGGCGTCAATGGCACAGTTAACACTGGCGGCGGCGGTGGCGGCGGCGGCCGCAGTACCGACGGAAGCGTAAACAGTGCTGGCGGGTCTGGCGGTTCAGGGATCGTGGTGCTTGCGGTCCTTGGCGATCCTGCTGCCACTGTGTCTGGCTTCACGCTCGGAACAAGCTACACGAAGAGCACCTCATCCCGTGCAGGGTATGCCGTGTATTCGTTCCTGTCTGGCTCGGGCTCGATAACATTTAACTGACCGCATCGGCGGCCCGCGCTTTTTCGCGTGGAGATGCCGTGTTTTTGAAAAAACGCCATTGACCGATTAGGCTACACGCCCACAATATAGCCCCATGCCGGAAGACCACCATTTCACTGTGGCCGGGGCTCGATGGCTCCTGCGGTTCTGCCGGCTGAAGGGCCAGGCGGCCGGCTGGGCGTATCTGCCGGATGCCAAGAACCCGGAGATGCCACGGAAGATTCTGGTCGACGAGAAGCTCGCCAAGCGGAGCCGGCTGGAAACGATCATCCACGAACTCCTCCACGTCTGCTTCCCGACCGTCTCGGAGGAGCACATCACCGAGAGCGCCCGCGACATTGCCCGCGTTCTCTGGACGCTCGGATACCGCGAAACGGAGTGACCGCATGGCGAAGAAGTCCGCACTGCAAAGCGTCGTCCAGGCCGTCGGAACGATCCATCGCCCGAAACGATCATGGTTCAGTCGCCTGCCCACGGAGGCGCAGGCTGAGATGAGTGAGGTGAAACGCGAGTGGTTGTCTGGTGCCCTTCAAGGAGCACTGATCGTCACCGTGTATCGCGGAATCGTCGCTCGCTGCACGGAGGTAGGATGGCACGCTCCAGAAGCCGAACAAACAATCAGTCGGTGGCTGCGGTCGCCCGACAGGTAGAGGTCGGCAAGGACGCCGAGGCGGCGAGGCTTCGGAACGAACTCTCGACGCTTCGCAAGAAATACGAGTCTGCGCTTCATCGGCTCGAGGCCGAGAAGGACGCCGTCGCCAGCCTGACGGCACTCTCCGACGTCAAGCCAAAGAAGATCGACCGCAAGCGGCCGAAGCACGGCAAGCCAGAGGCCACTGCAATCCTCGTGCTATCGGACTGGCACGTCGAAGAGGAAGTGCGGCCTGAAACCTGCCGCAACTTAAACACATTCACCCTGGACGTTGCCGACCGAAGAATCCAGCAGCTTGTCCAGCGTGCGTCGATGCTCATCGGGCATGAGAAGCATCTGACCGGCATTCGCCGAATCGTCGTGGCCGCGCTCGGGGACTTCATAACTGGGCACATACACGACGACCTCGTCGAGGTGACGCAGCTCGCCCCGCTGGCCGCGACCCGTTGGGCCGGCGAACGCCTGGGCGGCGTGATCGACGCGATGCAGGAGATCGCCCCGGTGCTCGTGGCAACGTGCAGCGGCAATCATGGCCGCAGCACGAAGTTCCCACGCATGGCGACGGAGAACGACCACTCGTTCGAGCAGCACCTCTATTTGACGATGGCGGGGCAGGAGAAACGCAAGACCGTCGAGTGGCAGGTTGGCGAGGGCTACCTCAACAACATCAACCTCGACGGCTTCATCGTGCGGGCGCACCACGGCCATGCAATTCGGTTTGGCGGCGGCGTCGGGGGGCTGACGATCCCCGCGAACAAGGCAATCGCGAACTGGAACCAGGCCCAGCGTGCCGACCTTGACATCTTCGGGCACTGGCACTGCTTTAGTTGGCTCCCGTATCGCTTCGTGGCAAACGGCTGCCTCATCGGCCACAACGCCTTCGCCGACCGCATCAAAGCGGAATATCAGCCGCCGTCCCAGTCCCTCGTCATCATCGACCACGAACATGGGCGGGTCACGAAAGTGCTCCCGATCTTCCTTAAATGACAAACGACGAAATCCAACGAGCCTGGACGCTCGTCAATAAGTACGGCCCGCCGAACTCCTGGACGGCGGCCAACGGCACGCTCGCCGCGGCCTTGGGCCGGGCACTCGAGGAGGTTCAGCGGCTCAAGTACCGCGTGGCGATGATGGAAAACAACCCGCCCCCAGCGTGGCTAGGGAGGCGCGACTAGATGTTGATCGGCATGTGCGGCGCGGCGGGCAGCGGCAAGGACACGATCGCGGACATCCTGGGCTTCGACCGGGTGGCCTTTGCCGACCCGCTCTACGAGATGGTGGCGATCGTCACCGGCCTGACGCCGGCTGAGATGCGCGACCGCGAGACGAAGGAGCGAGAGATCGACTGGCTCGGCCACTCGCCAAGGCAGCTTCTCCAGACCCTCGGCACTGAGTGGGGCAGGGACACGATCAGCCCGACGATCTGGGTCGACACAGCCATGCGGAGGGTTCGCGGGCTGCTCGAGCAGGGTCGCAGCGTCGTTGTAACCGACGTCCGCTTCGACAACGAGGCCGCGGCCATCAAGGCGGCCGGCGGGGTCATCTGGCAGGTTGTCCGCGGGCAGGGCAGCATCAAGGGGTTGGCGGCCCGACACGCCAGCGAGGCCGGCATCGACGCCCTGCTCATCGACCGCGTGCTCGGCAACTGGTCGACGATCGAGCGGCTACGTCAGACCGTCGAAGCAGCCATAGCGGGGCAACGAAAGGCTACAATACTAGAGTAGCCCTGTGACACGCCACGAGCGGCCCATCGAGGCCCGCAAAGCACAAGGAGGTGCTGAATATGCCCGAGCCCAAGATTCGTCGTAAGTTCAAGGCCATCCCCATCACGCTCTCGACGTCGGTGGACGCTGCCACGACGCTCCGTTGGGACGATGTCGCCGGCGGCACTCTCGAGATGGGAACCGTCAGCACCGCGGCCACGACCATTCAAGTCTGGGCGTCCGACACTCCGGCGAGCACGTTTGGGCGGCTCTACAAGGTCGACGGCTCGGCTGCCGACCTGACCCTGGCGGCCTCGACGAGCGAGGCCCGCGTGTATGCCCTCCCTGACGAGACGTATGGCTGCGGGGCGATCCGGCTGGTGGCATCGCAGGCAGCCGCAACCGCAGCAACCTGCATCGTGACCATGAAGTCGTGAGGCTGCGATGACAGCCGACGAACTGAAGCAAGGTTTCCTGGACTCGTTGCTGCGGATCGCCGAACGCTTCGGCGTGCCGGTCGTCCTTCTCGCCGTCATCATCTGGCTTGGTAGAGAGGCGGCGATCACGCTGCACGGTTCGTTTGTCGAGCCGGTCGTGAAGTCTCACGTTGAGTTTCTGGAGACGACGAGCGAGACGCTGAAGGAGATTGGCCGCACGCAAGAGAGGCAAGCCGACACGCTTGAAGAGCTTGCCCACGGCCAGCGCGAGATTCAGCAAGTGCTTGCACGGCCCTCTAAGACCGAGGGCACAAACTAGCCATGTTTGAACACCTGATCCTCGCGTTGCTCCTCGTCGGCGTGTTCGTCTTGGCGATCCGCTGTCGCTGACCCTGCATCACCTACA